ATAGGTATAGAACCTATAGCAATATTTTTGAATGTATTTTCATAATTATATTTATCATTATCTGTTATTTTTACAAGTACATTTGCATATATATGAGTTTCATATGTTAAATTTCTTAATCTTGCATCATTAGGTGTTATTATCTTAGGTGAAGGACCATCAAATGTTATAGGTCTATCTATAAATATTTCATCAGAGTTTTTATTACCAACATATATTTCAATTTTTATAATAATTTCACCAGAATCGTTGTATTTAATCATTGTAATAGGGTTATATGATTTGATAATATTAGGAATATTATTTTTAATAAAATCTCTATAACTATCTAAGTGATGACTTGTAAATGGATATTTATGATTTTTAAAATATAAATCTAGTATATTCCATTCATTCATTTTATTAATCTATAATTATTTTATATTTTTATATCTATATAAAATATAATTAATATTTATTATAAATGCAAAGTAATGAAATAAATAAGTTGATTGATAATATTACTTGCGATATATCTGATTATAATATAACAATATTGATTTCCTCAATATTTAAAAACAAATATAAATATGTTGGAAATAATAAATGGATATATTATAATAATAATGAAAAAATATGGCAAAATGATATTAAAAATAAAAAACTTATACATGATATTAATATAGATATAACTAATTTAATATTAAATAGAATAAATTATTATAATGAATTAAAGAATCTTAATATTGATGATATTGATAAATATAATAATTATGAAATAATTAATAATAAATTATTATTAATTATTAATAAATTACATAATAAAAAATATTTAAATTCTATTATTAAAGAAGCAAAATCTTTTTTAAATAATGACATTAATTAAAAAATTAATAACTGATGTCAAAAAAAAATGTGATTATAATATATTAGATAGCATTATAATAGAAGAATTGAATAATCATAATTCTAAAATATTAATATCTAATTTTTATGAAGAATGTATTGATACAAAATTTGGTAATATTAATAAAGTCATAAAATATATTAATAATTGTAATAAATGTATCAAAATATATAGTAATATATCAAATATTTCTATTAATTTATATTACAAAAAAAACAATAATTCTATATTCAAATTAATAAAAATCTATAAAAGAATTCTTATATTATCTCAAATATATAATATTGATAAAAAAATTACATTTCATTTAGCATTATGTTCATTTAAAAGATATATGCCCAATAAACATTGTATATTTGATAGTATTAATTTTAATGGTGGATTTACAAATTTAAAAGGTAATGATATATATATTCATAGAAATTGCGAATATAGTAAAGTTATTTTACACGAATTATTTCATCATGTAAATATTATTAATGATTCAACAATGAATATATATTATGATGGTATAAATAAAATAAAAAATTTTTTTAATATATCTTCAGATACAGTTTTATTACCAAATGAATCAATTATAGAATTTTGGGCAACTATTTATAATTTAATTTTTATTTCTTGTGAATATAATATCAACTTTGAGTTATTATATAAAAAAGAATTAGAATTTTCATATAATCAATTTTTAAAAATATTAAATCATAACAAAAATAATGAATGGTATGAAAAAACAAATATTTTTTGTTATTTTATTTTAAAATATATTTTATTAAAAAATTATAAAAAATTTTTAAAAGTTAAATTACCATATAATTCAAAAGAATTTATTGATTTTTTAATTAATAATTCTAAAAATGTTAAAATTATAAATAAATATAACGAAAATAAGAATTTAAATGCAATGATTTTTAGTAGTTTTTAAAAATTAGTCAAAGTCTTTTTTTATTTCATCAATTATTTTTTCTGTATCAGCATATTCACTTTTATAAAGTTTAATATCATCTATATTTGTTTTATTTTTTGGATCTATATTGTATTTTTCTCTTTCATTATCTTCAAGTTTACTTAATATTTTTCTTCTTCTTACTCCTCTTTCATTCGTAATAATAGGTTTGAATATTTCATCTATTTCATCTCGAGGATTATTTGTACTATCTATTTCATCTCGAGGATTATTTGTACTATCAACAGGTTCATTTGTATCATCTGGTTCGTGTGTTCCTTCGAATTCTTCAATATTATAACAATTATTTAATACTTTTTTTATATAAATAAAAACTAAAATTAAAAGTATTATGTATAATATGTTATAATATATAAATATATATCGCATTCTATAAATTATATATATAAAATAAAAAATAAATTTAATGATTAAAATTGAAATCGATTGTAGAGAGAAATATATATTAAAAGATTTTTTAGCAAGAGATTTAGATATTTATAAAGATAAAATTGAAATTATTTCAAAAAATCTAGAACTTGGAGATATTATTATAAATATAGAATCTATTAATAAAATTTTATATTTTGAAAGAAAAACACTTAGTGATTTAACATCNTCTATTACTGATGGNAGATACAAAGAACAAAAAAATAGATTATTATCTAATATAGATNCTAATAATATTANTTATATTATTGAAGGCGATACAATTAATAAAAGTTTATTAAGAAATAATACAAGTATTCCTAGTGTATATTTTAGAACATTATATAGAGATAATATTAAAATAATATTTACAAATAATATACAAGAAACTGTTACTTTTATATTATCATTTGTATGTAATATAATTAAATATCCAGACAAGTATATCAATAATACTAATAATAATATAGATAATTATTTATCAAATGTAAAAATAAAATCTAAAAAAATTGAAAATATAACACCAGATAATTGTTATTTATTACAATTATCACAAATACCTACAATTTCCTTTATTATTTCTAAACATATTTCAGAAAAATATAATTCAATGCCAATTTTAATTAATGAATTACAAAAAATTGAAGATTATAATGATAGAATAAAAGAACTATGTACAATTCAAAAAATAGGGAAAGAAAAAGCAATAAAAATATTAAAATTTTTAAATTTAAATAATTAATAATATGTTAATATCATAACTCCAAGTGATATTAAAACAAATCCTATTAACATCATACACGTAATTTTTTCTTTAAAGAAAAGATAACTAATTAATAAAATAACAATCATATCAATTGCACTAAATATTCTAATATATGCTGGATTAGGTGTTATTTTTATTATTTTATAAGTTATACATGAAGTTATTGCAATACATATACCAATTATAATAATGAAATAGGGATTTAAGTTTTTAAAATCTTCTAAATTCAAATATTTAATTGAATATATTATCAAAATAATAGTTGAAATTATATTTACTGCAACTGGAAATGCATAATTAATGTTTTTATTTTCATATTTTTTAATTAAAATTATTATAAGAACTAAAATGGTTTTAATTAATCCTAATTTAAACCATTCTTCCATTTTATCTATAATATATATATATTATATATCCCATGTATCTGTATCATAATAATATTTAGCTGTTTTTTGTTCACAATTACCATCATCATAACATTCATTATATCTTCTTTCACAATAACCTTTAGAATAAGCACTACAATTAGAATGTCTTCCCTCTTCTAACCACTCTATATGCTGTAATTCATTTGGACGAGCAATTTCTTTACATGATGTTTTTAATACATCACAACTAGCACATAGTTCTTCTCCTGTACTGGTTGTTACTTTATAAGTATTATTTTTACACAATGTGCATTTTCTATCACTTACTATATTACACTGTTTTGTTTCTATTTCGCCTGAAGGACAAGGACCACTTGAACATTCATTACAAGATTGATTTCCTGTATAATTTTTATATGTTCCTTTTTTACAAAATTCACATTTTGTATTTATTTCATTATTACAATTATTGGAATTATATTTACCTATACTACATGATTTACAAATTTCGCATTGACCAGATGAATTTATAAATTTATTATAACCACATTCAATTTCTTCTTCATCAATTTCTTCTTCATCAATTTCTTCTTCATCATCTTCATCATCTTCATCATCTTCATCATCTTCATCATCTTCATCATCTTCATCATCTTTAGGAACTTGATATTCACTATTTTCAATTTCAACATCTTCATCTATTATTATATCATCACGGGGTTCTTGAGTATATTCATCAAATGTTTTATTCTCATCATAATAACATTCGTGTGTAAATTTAGTTTCTTCATCTTGTGTTAAATTTAAAGTTTGACAGGAATCGCTAAAACTATCACATAAAAAACATTTATCCATATTATCATTGTCCTTTTTAATGAAAAATGCCTTACAATCAGATTTATTTTCACATATAGTTTTACATTCATTAAGACCAACATTTAGTGAATTATGAAAATTATAACAATTATTACAAATAGTTGAATCATTTTCAGATTNTNTACATGTACTTTTGTNTGNATTATTCCAATTACATATATGTAAATCGGATACTTTATTNATTCTTGATTTTTTATCTGGTTTAATATTCATATTACTAATATAGTTACCNTCGTTTTTTCTAAACTTACCATTACATATAAAACATTTATTATTATGTGTAAAATAACCATTACANCCATTTACTTCAGTGCATTTATCTTCGCAATTTTGATTTTTTTTTAANACTATTTCTTTAAATGGATAACAATAAGAATCAATTATATTTGTTGTACAATATTCTTTAGATTTTGCTTTTTGAATATTATCATTATGACCATGATAATGANTTAAATNNCCTATAATTTTACCATATAAACCATCACCATAATCCATATGTTTATGTTTAATATCATGNGTATGTTCCATGAAATTAGTGTATTTTTCATAATTACTAAAATATTTAGATATAATAAAAAAAGTTAATATTAATATTATAGATATTGTGATTAATAATATTTTATTCATTTAATCTATTATATAAATGTAATTTTTTTATTTGATAAGAATATATTTTTAAAATCTAAGATTGATATTGAATTTGACATGATACCTATATCACAAGTATTTAATGCTTTTTCTACTAGATTTTCATCAATTTGTTCATATTTTTTAAAATCATTTAAATTTATACTTGCTATATTGAAATCATTTACAAATTTTTTATTATTTAATTTAATTTTAATTTCATCTTTAATATCATTTTCATGATAATATTCAATTATTTTAATAATACAATTTATAGTTTCTTGTTTTTTATCAGTACCTTGATTAATTTCTGATTTCCATATAGTTTTTTTATCAGAGATAATTTTAATAATACTATTGATAATTTTACTATCTTTTTTCTTTGTAACATTTAAATTAACACTTGGATTTATAATATTAATTTCATTTGATATTGAAATTTTTTCTTTAATTTTTTTTTCTTTTTTTGGTTTTACTTCACTCAACATATTAATAAATTTATCAAATAATAATTCTTTTACCATGCGTAATCTTAGATTTTCAAGTCTATTAAATCGTTTATCATCATCTTGATAAATAGTTTTATTATTTTTAAGTTCGGCATCTAATAAATCCCAATAATCATTTTCTTTATCATAGTGAGGTAATTCATCAAGACATAAAGCATATAATTGAATAACTGGTTTCATAATTTGATTTGTAATATAATGTAAATAATCCGGTATTAATTTATTTTGTAAAATATATTCGGGATTTTCAATTCTATCACCTTGTAAAGTATC